CGGCACGCTTCTTCTACAGAAAGGATAGTGCCGTCTTCTTTAAACGTTTCTTCAATCAAATCCACTACGTCTTTGATTGAGTTTGTTTTCCTGATCGCCTCGTAACTATTAGGGTCGGATAACACTAGTGATTTGGCGTCATTACGAATCTGTTTAAGCGCCTGCTGGTACTGAGCGTCTTGCGCTTGTTGAAAAGATTTTCGATCCGCTTCTCTCGCTTCTTCCTGAGCACGAAGCTGCTGTTCAAGCTTTTGGATCGCAACCCTAGTAGCTGGGTCTTGATTACCTTGGTTCAAAAACATCTGAGTGATTTGATCGTAATCAAGACCGTTCTCCAGAAGCGTTGTTACTGGATCTTCGGTCAACTTAGATTTTTGAATGTAGCCGCTTTTATACTCAGAGTCTTTAGCTTTAAGGGCTTCTTCTCTTGCTTGAATAGCAGCTTCGCGTTCAGCGATAGCGCGTTCTCGCGCTTGAGCTTTGGCGTACAGCGCCTTCTCTCTACGGGCCAGTTGAGCATACTGGCTAGAGAGTAGCTCCTTATCTTTTGCAGCCGGTACTTCGGGCGCAGCAGATTGCGGGTCTTCAGACACGTTCTGCTGTCCTTGAGATGGAGGAGAAATGGCAGATAATTCTTCTGCAGAAACGCTATTAGGGTTTGCAACTGGATGCTCTTGAGATTGAGCTGCAGTAGGTTTAGACAGCATAGCGATTGCTCGATCACGAGCAGATTGAGGAGCGTTCTGCGCTTCTGGCGCAGCGCTATTACCAACGGATTCGATTTTCATGTTATTTCCTTATTTATTAGCTACTTAGGTTTATTACTTCTATTGTTCATTCACTTAGGGGGACACTGGGTTGGGACTGTTGGGTACCAAAGGGGACTGAGGAGCTGGCATCGGCGCAGCTTGTGGAGGAGCAGCTCCAGGGGGCGCGGCAGGAGCAGGCGGCTGGGCGGCCTGCATTAAGGCTAAAGTCTGAGTGTAGAAGTCTCTAAGCTGCTGCTGTTTATCTTCTTCAAGGTTAGCGGCGGCATAAAGATTGTAGTACTGCACCACTGTATCTTTAGCGAGCTGTAAGTCTAGGAAAGGATCTGGAGGGTTGTACTCGCCGTCTTCTATGATCTTATCGAGGTACTGGTAAATGCGTTCTTCAGAGGCATTAGCCAGACGTTCCATCTGATCAATATCTGGGTAATCAAGAAGTCTGCGGCCTTCTCGGATAGTGATCATTCCGGATTGAATCATCTCAGTGATCTTCTCTAAACGACCGGCTGGATCGCGAGGAAGTGAAGACATATTAAAACATTGAATAACGAAAGGATCTTCAAGCATATCAGCTTTAGGAAGGTCCACTTGCTTGGTGCCGTTCTTATTCGGGTACACAGTGGAGTATTCGCCATCCCTCTCAGCGATCTCTTTAGCTAACTCAATAACTTGATAAGCGATATCAACAAACAGATTGTCATATTTGCGAGAAATAGCCGCAAAACGATCTGTAGATATGTCATCATACGAACGAATTGCCTCCCCCGAATTAAGTCCCGCCGGTTTGGCTGACGACGCCTGTAGGGATGAGACACCACATTGCTGGTAGCCATAGTCGATCAATCTTTGTAGCTGCTCGTAAAGTTCTGGAGCGTTGCATGGAGCAACTTCGTAGGTAGGTTTAGTACCTCTATAGCCCACGATGACCCCGACCTCGTTATTGTTTGTAGCTTTCGAGACTTTAGACCCTTCTTCAATGAATACGCGAGGGACGCCCACTAGCTTAATGGCTCTAGAGATTGTGTAGAGCAGTGAATTAATTTCCATCTGCGTGCCCATAAGCTGTTCAGCTATGCCTTGGCTCCAGAAGCCAAGCATACGTGGGGAGTAGTGCAGAAATACGAAGGGGAACTTATCCTTCTCGTAATCTTCATCAAATAATACGCCAGTAGAACAAGCGATTGTATGCCTACCATCTTTGGCTTTGGGACCGGAACGAAGATGCCAACCTTCGACTACCATGACTTGGTCTGATACGGTCTTAGAAGAATCTGCTGAGTTGTCTGGAAAAGCCTTACCGGCAACTTCAATAATAGCCTTCTTATTAGGAAACATGTCTTTGAGAACAGAACGGTCAATAAGCTTTACTTGGTAGATCTGTCTTGGGTCGCCGTAGATGGATTCGTTTGGATCTACTAATAATTCTGTTTGAAGAACCCGCTCGAGACAAACTTTATTATCTGGCCCTTCGAATATCTTGCAGCAACCTGTACCGGTAACCAAGGCGTCGCGCAGAATAATAGCAGCCTTTTCGTAAGTCTTAGTTTGGTAAAATTCACCTAAGATAAAGTTATTAAGGCGCTTAGCTAGGTTACGCTCTTTATAATCCCCATTGTCGGTGAGAAATACAGGTGCAGGCCTTGATTGTGAAATACGCGATACTAGCGTATCTACGCAGGATTGCACCACGTTAAAAGTGGGGCGGTCAGTTGGCAGACCATGCGTCTGATCCAGCTTAGTAATGTTGCTGCCGATAAAGTTAAACAGTGACATGTTGCCATAAAGTCGGGCATAAATGGCAGTCTGACGTTGACGGTAAGCTTGGGTTTCTTTTAGAAACGCCGCAGTGCCTAGCATTTCTCCAGCTAGTTCTACATCTCCGCTAGCCTTCCACCATTGGGCAGCATTAGTAACAAGCTTCCTATTAGAAGTGTTTAGAGTTATAGTAGAAGCAGGTTTTGAGGATGGAGATACTTTCATTTATTAGGCAGTCAGAGTGTCTTCGTCAGGCATCTGAGCTGCGCTCCACATTAAAAGTTGGTCCTGAGTTAAAGCTTCTTCTTCAAAATCTGCAGCGATAACTTCTTTCATTTCGTTGTTGTTATGCTCTAATCTTATTTGTTTTTTATTACTTAACGGTAGATCATCAGTAAATGTGACTTCAAATCCTTCACATTTAAACGATTTGATACCTGCCTTGCGACAGGCGGTAGCAAGTTTTTTAAGTTCTTTGGCTGTAGGAAAAATCACGGTTTACTCGTCTAGTGGACGGTTTGATTTCATTTTTCTACGGATGGCTTTAACTACCGACGTGTCCCTATAGGCGTAGTTAGGATCAACTCTTGGGTCTCCTTTAAGATTTGAATCCAGAGGCTGAGGAGAGATTTGGCTATCGTCGTATTGCTCTTTAAGCCCAGCTTCAAAACTCATATCGTCTTCATCATTAAGACTTTCACGGGAGTTGTTGTTAAGATCGACCTGACCTCCGTCAGCCATTTTCTTGCGTCTTCGGATAGATTGAGCTACCGATTCATCTTCGTCTTCGTCTTCATCGACTTCTCCACCATCTGCCATGGCCATCATAGCTAGAGGAGCTAGCTGAGAGATATCATCGGTCAAGCCGCCGCCTGCCATACGCTTACGTTTACCCATGATCTCTTTAACCAGAGACTCGCCCTCTTCAGGCTCTAATTTAGACTGCTCAAGCTTAGGATTAATTTCGCCGCCTTTAGCAAACTTAGCGCGCTCATCGGCGTGTCTACGAAGCATATCTTGTTCAGTCTCACCTGTGTGCGGAGACTCTTCGTCTAAACCGTCGGAAATGTCATCATGATCATTAATTGCATCGTACTCGCCTGGAGGCTGTTTATTGTGGGGGCCTGATGGGAAATCGCTAGAAAGTAAGTTGCCTTCATCATCACGTTCGTCTAGTTCCATTCCGCTATCTTCAGGTTCCATCTCAACCTCTCCGCCGTCAGCGTAGCGGCCTGGAGGACTTTGAATCTTATTCATATCTTCTTCAGATTCGTCTTCTGAATATTGATTTTCAGAAGCCTTCATGTAAGGAGGCTTACCATTACTGTGTTGACGAGCCATATCAGAAGGATCTTTGCCTTGTTTACTGGCCTCTTCTTCATCATCTCTGGCTACCGGCTGAGCACGATCGGTCTCTGGATAAATTCTATCGCCAAAATCCGCCTCATCATCATGCATATCTCTGTTTCTAACTGAGAATGCGTCACTGCCGACCATTTTAGGCTGACTTAATTTCGTCACTGAGAATTTTTGAGCTTGTTTAATAGTAGGATTATCATCCCAGGCACTGTCTTTTAGGGCCTTATTTCCTTTATTGCGACGAGTCTCATCACTATCGCCATAAACATTTTCTGGCATGGGACGTTTCTGATTATTAGTAGAAACATCTACCCGGCCACCTTCCGCCATTCTTTTACGGATCATTCCGCCTTTAGCTTGTTTACTGGCGTCGTCTTCATCGTCTCTGGCTACGGGCTGAGCAGAAGAAACAGGAGAAGGTGAAGGGTTTGGACCCTGTTTTATACGCTTGTTAATACTGTCTTGAATGCTCTGTCCGGCAGTGTCGCCAGCCATACCGCCGTCGGCCATCTTCTTCTTGGCGTTCTTCTTCTTAATGTTATAAGCGATCGCTAAGGATTGTTTTTGAGGCTTTCCAGCATCCATCTCAGTACTTACATTCTTAGAAAACGCGGCTTTACTTCTACCTGGGATTAACGGCATGATCTATATCTTCCTCGTGCGTTAATGGCACGCGTAGTTTACAGGACTTAGTCATCTTCTTGCTCTTCTTTTTCGTCCTCGATCTCTTCGTGAGGCTCAGAATCTAAAATCTCAAAGGCAGAGCGTATAGCTCGAGCAGCGCCTTTTTTATCTCCTGCACTAACGCAGCGAATAAGATCTTCTGCGGCAGACTCTAATGGCGCATCTGAACTATCGCCGTCATCGGGCTCAAAGGCCTCGTCAGGCTTTCGGTATTCCATGCTAACGCCGGAGGATTGTTTTTGTTTCTTTAAAAAAGGAAGGTTGGACACTAAGGTGGCTCCTAATGTCGTTTTTGCGTCCTTTTATGTCTAAATACGTAACTTTTTAATCATTTTTTATACATTTAGACATAAAAGCTAATCTTCTGGAATACCGCTGGTGTGCCTTTCGATTAAGGCCAACTCAGAGAAATGCTCCATGGCGTTATCAAACATCATGGACTGTTGCTTATCTGCCCATTCTTTCGTACCCCTCTTAGGCTCCTCTATAGGCTTAGAGTAAGTAAAAGCGGGGGATTCTTTAAAAGCGTATAATACGGCGTCGATAATGTCTGAATGGTACTTATCAGAAAGCTTAGTTTTATCAGGAGTAGACTTATCTCTATCAATTTCAACTAGATAGGAATCTTGAGCGAAACAAGAAGATGATTTAGCTTTAAACCTACCTGTGCGCAATGAATCGTTTAGGAAGGCCACGTTTTCCATCTTACGGGACTTGTCGGCAGGTTGAACTGGGATCCCGTGGCGGCGCCGCATTTCTTCTGCGAGCTTTTTACCTAAGCCTCCTTCGTCTATAACCATCTTAGAGACGTCGTATTTAGCCTGCAAATATTTAATCTGGTCCACAAGCTCTGTAAGTCCCTGTCTTTTAACAACAAGTTCTTCTACCAGGTAGGTTGTCGGATCCGATTCGGACCAGGCCACTATGGCTATGGCGTCGGCATCCATATAACCTAAGTCGATCCCCATAATGTAGTTATACTTAGTCCGGGGCTGTAGTTCAGTAAAATGGTTGATAGTCTTATCGTAATGAATCCAAAGAGAATCGCTGTCCAACACCCACCTGCCGAAGAACTCTCTCTGGATAGACGGGTCTTCTGCTTTAACGCCTCTACGAAATAATTCTCGCTCTAAAAGCTCATGGTGGGTTTTATTGGCTTTTTGTACAATAAATGGGTTTTCAAAGAAGGTCCAGCCGTGCTTACTCCAGGCCTGAGAAGTTTCAGCACATTCGTAAAAATAGCCGCTTGGTATAGGTCCTGGAGTTCCAATAAGACAAAGCGTGCCTGCGTAATCCATTAAGGCGGGGGATAAGATGTCATCGACCAAATCTTCAATATATGACTTAAATGATTGACATTCATCAATGTAGACTAATTTTAAGGCCAATCCGCGAAACTTTTCGATCTCTGATTGGTCCTTTGCGCCTGATAGATATATAACCGATCCAGAGCTAGGAAACGTCATAGACAATTCGGTAAGGTCTACGACGCCTCCTAGCTTGTATAGGCGATTGATTTTCTCTATTTCCTTCCAAACAAGCTTTTTAGCATTGTTTCTAGACAGGGTAATATAAAGACAAACGACCTCTTTGTTGTTGATGGCCGTATCAATCAGGTGCGCCGCACAAGCTACAGTCTTTCCAGAGCGGCGGCTACATACCGCAACTTTGAAGGGACGAGGATCATTGACAAACTTTAATTGTTTGTCGAACAAAAACTTCTGTAGCTTAAACGGCCCTAAGAGTTCTGGTATTTGAGAACCAGGTTTAGGTGTCTGAACTATTCGACGCATTTACTTTCTTTACTCGTTTGCTAGACTCATAAGCTAAAACGATAATGTTACTAGCCCCTACTTCTGCTGACCGCTCCTCATTTGTACGCTCGTCGTACCATGCTAGATGTAGGTTACCGTTTGGTTGCGTGGTCATAGTAAGCTCCTGAAGCGTCTTACTTTGGGGGGGAAGCGTATCCGATAGGTTACCCACAGTTGGGATAAATACTCCGGCATGCAGTTTAGCGTATGTTACTTTCTTAGACATTATTTAGTTCCTTATTGTTGAGTAGAGGTGGATGCCTCTACGGGTTTATCAGCTTCGGCCTTAGCGGCGGCTACTGCTGCCGCTACTTCTGCTGCTTTAGCTTGGGCGGCAGCAGCCTCAAAATTAAGATCTCTCATAGTGCTATTCAATAACTCTAGATCTTTACTGAGAGCTGAAATCTGATATTGAAGGTGTCCGGCTTTAAAACAAAGCTTAGAATACTCATCCTGGATATCGCTTACACTGCGTGCTGGTTTCTTAATTTCTGACATTTATACTGGTTCCTTTATTTTTAGTTAAAATCGAACGGGTTAAAGCTTATATGCTCATGCTTCTTGAGAATACTACGAGCCACGTCGGTCACATGTGACACAGTAGTAATGGTTTTAGGCACTAGATCTCTGGCTATTCCGATCTTGCGCCATGACTTTTTAACGTGTACCCAGTCCAAACGATTACCTGAGTACACTGCGTAGCCTAGAATAACGTTTGGATCTTCTTTAAGGCAAGCTACCTTAACTGATACATTTGGCTTTGAAAGAATAGCTTCTATAACTCCATGGTATACCGAGAAATATACCTTTGAGTTTATAAGACCGTACCAGTCATTGCCGAAGCGTAGACCCTTTAACCACGTAGAAAAAATGAAATTTTTATCTTGCATATTGCCTGCTCGAAATGTAACGAGACTATCTTTCTCTAACATTTTTCTTCATTTCTGCAGCTAAGCGTTTAATAGTGTTTTGTACTAGATCTTTATAGGCTACCTGGCCTTTTGATTTAAGAAGCTTAATGATATCTCTAATGCTCAGACCTTCGGAGTGAAGAGCCCAAATTTTCTTTTCTTTCGCAGACTTAAACTTATGCTCATGGAGAAACAATCCTGCAGTTCTGTAATATTCTTGCTTAATATTAAATTGGTCCACGGTGTAGAAGTGCATTATATTTTCCATCACATCGGTCTTTAGTCGCTGATTTTCTTTGCCTACTCGATCAGTTCTTTCTATATCCTTAAACCCTTTTTTCGAGAGCTTCGAATACCACTTTTTCTCTAGTTCTCTAAACTCTTTACTTTTGAACGGGTTGGGCATCGGAAGCTACCGCGAGCATGGCAGTAGCTTCTGCTTGTTTTTGGGCTCTGGCAGCTAGGTCTCTTTCTTTAATAGCTTGAAATTGACCTCCTGCGATTTGTTTAGCCATACTGGCTCTTACTGCCAGGTAAAAATATCTTTTAGAACGAGACGCATCTACTGGCCCTGCGTGCATGATCATTGTGGCCAGAGCAAACCTGATACTATCGTTGTTGGGTAGACCGTAAGTGCTAATAATGTCTGCCGCCCAATTATCAAACTCCGTCATACCAACGGGTAGTGGGGTGGGGATAAAATTAAGAAGTTTCTTAAACGGAGTAGCGACCGCTTTAATTAGTGCTTGTAACTTTTGTTTCATGTCAAATCCTTTCTATAATCAGAATACTATAGAAAAAGAATAAAACAAGAAGAAAAATTAACAAAGTTAACAAGCTTACTAAACT